AGGTCGCATTAGGTGGTAGGGGGTCTGGTAAGTCGATGTCTTTCGCTGATGTCTGTCTGATGGACGCACAGACCAAGGGCATCAAGACTGCTTGTTTCAGGGAGTTTCAAGTTTCAATGGACGACTCTGTTCACTCCCTGTTAGTGGGGGAAATAGATCGTCTAGGACTGGCTGGGTTCGAGATACAAAACACCCAGATACTGTATGAGGGTCAAGAAGCCTTCAAGTTTAGGGGACTAGCAAGGAATTCTGAAGGCATCAAGTCCATGCACGGTTTCCGAAGGTTCTGGGTAGAGGAGGCTCAGACGATTTCCGCTGACTCGCTGAAGGCTCTTACGCCTACCTTGAGAACGGACGACAGCGAGATATGGTTTTCCGCTAATCCCAGAAGCATTGCCGACCCGTTCAGCCAGAGGTTCATCAAGCCATTCGAACGGCAACTGAGGTCTGATGGTTATTACGAAGACGATCTCCACCTAATCGTTTGGATCAACTACAACGACAATCCTTTCTTTCCGCCAGTGCTTGAGCAGGAGAGGGCTTACGATCAAGCCAACCTGTCGACCGCTCTGTACCGTCATATCTGGTTGGGGGAGATGTACGACGAGGTAGAGGACACAATCATCCCTGTCGATTGGTTTGAGTCGGCTATTGATTCGCACATCAAGCTAGGCTGGAAGGCTGAAGGCGCTATTATTGCAAGTCACGACCCGTCCGATCTAGGTGGAGACTCCAAGGGGTACGCTGTCCGACATGGGAATGTAGTCCTAAACGTGACTGAAAAGGTCACAGGTGACTCTAACGAGGGTATGGACTGGGCTATCTCCCAAGCCATCAAGGATCGGGCTGACTACTTTGTGTGGGACTGTGACGGTCTGGGAGTATCCCTGAAAAGACAGGTTGACGCTGCGCTAGAAGGCAAGAAGGTTGATTACGTCATGTACAAAGGTTCTGAGGCTGCTGAAGACCCTGATGCACCCTATTCGGACGGGGGGAATCAGAGGGCCAGGTCTAACCGGGACACGTTCGCCAATAAAAGGGCGCAGTACTGGTGGCGTTTAAGGGATCGTTTCGAGGCTACTCATAGGGCTGTAACGAAAAGCCAATACATCAATCCTGATGAGCTGATATCCCTATCGTCTGAGATTGAGAAGCTAGACCAGTTAAGGGCTGAAGTGTGCCGCATTCCATTGAAACGGAATAATTCTGGTAAGATACAGATTATGTCGAAGATTGAGATGGCAAAGAAGCCGTATGAAATCCCTAGCCCGAACATGGGAGACTCGCTGATGATGGCAATGTACCGGCCTAAACCTAAACTGGCCGAAGTGAAACAGATAAAATTCAAAGGGTGGGCCTAATGGCTGAGTATCTGACAGAAGAACCTGGCAACGAAACCAAGCAGGACAAGGCTGAGTCAGAGGAATACTACACTGACTATGACAGTCACCAGACCGTCATCAATCTGATGACCGCTGCGCAACAGGCAGACCACGATAATCGTGAGAAAGCTAGGGAGTCTCACCTGTTCGTTGATAAGCGCGACGGCCAGTGGGAGCCGTACTGGTGGAACAACAACGCCGGTAAGCCTAGGTATACGTTTGACATGGTCAACCCGATTGTTGATCAGGTGACTGCTGAAATTGAGCAGAGCGACTTTGACATCAAGGTATCACCACAGTCTGGGCCTGCATCCAAAGAGACCGCAATGGTGATGGATGGTCTGATTCGCAACATTGAGTCGATGAGCCGAGCGAAAGAAATCTACATTAATGCTGGTAGGGGAATGGCAACTGCTGGGTATGATGGTTGGATGGTCTCGCACAAATACGCTGATGAGGAATCATTCGATCAAGATTTGGTGATTGAGCCGGTTCCCAACTTCATAGATCGTGTGTGGTTTGATCCTGCATCGTATCGTCAAGACAAGTCAGACGCACAGTATGCCTTTCTGCTGCATCCGGTAAGCAAAGCTGAGTACGCTTCACGCTGGCCTGAAGGCTCGGAAGCGTCAGTATCTGATGACCGCGAGGGTGATGCTTACTACGACAAGGCCGAGGTTATTGTTGTCGGTCAGTTGTTCTATGTGAAGCGCAAGCCTATGGAACTGGTGCTGATGTCCAACGGTGCTGTGTATGAAGCCACCGACGACTTTGAGAAGGTGGTAGACGAACTCGCTGCTGTTGGTCTTACTGAGGTTAGACGCAGGACGGCATACAAGAATGTAGTCTGTTCGCACTTCTACGATGCAACGGACTGGCTAGAGGATGAGGAAGAAACCATCTTTGACCGTGTTCCTGTCATCCCTGTTTACGGTAATTTTAAGATAACAGAGAACAAGACAATCTACTGGGGTGTGGTCGAGAAGCTACTTGATCCTCAAAGGGTTCTGAACTATTCGATGTCGCGTGAGATTGAGGAAGGCGCACTAGCACCAAGGGCGAAATACTGGATGACTTTGACGCAAGGCGCTGGGCATGAGGACACGCTGTCTACACTGAACACCAACAGCGACCCGGTACAGTTCTTTAATGTTGACCCAGAGAATCCCGGCCCACCACAGCAGAACGGTGGTGCAATGGTAAACCCAGGTCTCAGGACGATCTCCGAATCAATGAGACAGTTGATCGGTCAGACCGCTGGGATGTTCGCTGCGAACATGGGTGACAATCCCGGTCTCCAGTCTGGTGTGGCTATCGAGAGGCTACAGAGCAAGGGGGACAACGGCACGGTGAAGTACTTTAGGGCATTGGAAACAGCTATCGCTGCAACTGGTGATCTGTTGGTTAAAACAATCCCGAAAGTCTATGACACTCGCAGGACTGTACGGCTTCTCTACGAAGACAACACGGCAGAGATGATCACGCTGAATGACACGGTGATTGATAATCAAACCGGCGAACCTGTCACGCTGAACGATCTCACAAAGGGTCAATACAGTATTACCTGTCGCGCCGGCCCAAGTTTCAGGAACAAGCAACAGGAGACCATTGAGACAATTATTGAGATTGCCAAGGTTGATCCTTCGATCATAGGCATGTCTGGTGACATCCTGTTGAATGCAATCCCGACATCTGCTGCGATGCAAATCGGAGAAAGAAAACGTATGCAGATGCTGTCACAGGGTCTTATCCCTGCCAGTCAGATGACTGAGGAAGAAACTCAGCAGATGCAGCAGCAGCAGCAGAATCAGGGTCAGCAGCAAGACCCTAACATGGTTCTGGCACAGGCCGAGATGGCAAAGGCCCAGGCTGAACAACTACGCGCAGAGGTTGAGATGCAGAAGCTGCAACTTGAGACTGCCAGGATTCAGCTTGAGACGCAGAAGTTCCAGGCGTCAATGCAGATGGATCAGGCCAACGTACAGTTGGATGGGTTCAATGCTGAGACTCAGAGGATGAACACACAGATCAAAGCACAAGAAGCTGGCGTGAAAATTCAGAAGGATTCCATCCAAGCGCAAGGGATGCAGATTGACAACCAGTTGAAGGTGGTCAGCGCACTCAATCCATTCAGGGGTCAACAATGAATCCACTAGCAGGGATTACTATCGTCATTGAGTCAGAAGAACCGCTGACTGAAAAGGCTAACAAGGCAAACAGGGATAACGTCATTGCCAATTGGAGCTTTGGGCCGGAAGAAACAACCAGTGATAACAAAGAGTACTGGCGCCAGATGGCTAAGATTTGGAGCGTTAGTCCAGCAGAGGCTCGCCGTCAACTGTGCGCAAACTGTGAGTATTTCAACAACACTCCGGAATCAATGGAGATGATGGAGGCCGTCTCAGAGGATGAGTATGACGCTGACGGTGGTGGCCGTGGTTACTGTACGAAGTTTGAGTTCATTTGCCACAACCTGCGAGTATGTCAGGCGTGGGAAGAAAAAAAGTTTGAGGAGGACTAATGGCAAAGCCCGCTCTACGAAACATAAACCAACAAGAGGAAAAGTGACAAATTCTGTCACCTATTGACAATAAACGTCACATTGTGTCACCCTGCCTACAGGCCACCAGACCTTTTCTGGGCTATCACCTACAAGGGCACCTATGACGCAACCAGACAAATACCAAATTGAAGTCGGCGATGAGACTCAGGAGACTGAGGTCATTCAAGAGGTTCAAGAGGTAGAAGAGTCTGAGGAGCAGGAAACTGCTGCCGAACCGTCAACGGATAGTGGGGAGACCCACGATAAACCTATCTTCACCGAGCAACAGCAGCGGATATTCGACGAGGCAATCGGAAAAAAGGTATTCAAGCTCCGTGAAAAAGAGCGTGAGACCGAACAACTCCGAAAACAGCTTGAAGAATTCCAGAAAACTGAAACTCGGTCACGGCCATTTATACCTGACATGCCAGACCCGTTCGCTGTAACCGATGAGGAATACAGGCGGAAGGTTCGGGAGCGTGAACAGGCGTTGATATCCGTGGCGTCCTACGATGCACAACAGCAGATGGTTGAACAACACCGACGAGCTGTAGCAGAGCAGGCCGCGCAAAAGCAGCAAGAGGTATTGGTAGAGAAAGTCCAGTCTTATTCTGAGCGTGCAAAGACGCTAGGGATTAGACCAGACGAACTGCAAGCCGCTGGCGCTGTTGTTGGGAATTTCGGGATTGATGACTCTCTGGTGCAGTACATCTTAGAAGATGACCAGGGGCCACTGATCACTAAGTATCTATCGCAGAACGTCCAAGAACTGGACAACCTGCGATACATGCATCCAACACAAGCTGCTGTGAGGATTGCGACACTCATCAAGTCGAAAGCTGCTGCCCTGAAACCAAGACTAACCAATGTCCCTAATCCTATTCGGCAGCCGCAACCCACTGGGATTGCACCAAAACCGAAGGGGCCAAGGGGCGCAACTTTTGAATAGGTGAATAAAAATGGCTAATAATCTCAGTAGTAACGTAACTCGGAAAGTAGCGCGGGTCTTCCTTGATGCTTTCGAGAACTCACGGGTAATCACCAAGACGGTTGACACTCAGCTTCTGTCCGACAAGTTCAATCCTTCAAGCGGTAGCACTGTAGATTTCAAGCGTCCGCATGACTACAACACTATCCGCACCACTGGCGGTGACATCTCTTCCTCTACCAAATCCTCAATCATTGCTGGTAAGGCAACTGGTACAGTCCAGCAGTACTTCACTGCTGCGACAGATTGGGGCAACTTGGAAGAAGCGATTCAGCTCGACCAGCTCGAAGACATTCTGGCTCCGATGGCTCGACGTATCGTGACTGACTTGGAACTGGACTTCGCAGCCTTCATGCTGAAGAACTCTTCACTGCGCTACGGTACTCACGGCACAGCGGTAGATGCTTGGTCTGACGTTGCGGGCGCTGGCGCGTTCATGGACTCAATCGGTATCAACCCTGCCGCCGACCGTTACTACCTGATGAATCCCTTCACGGTAGCTGGCCTGGCAAGTGCTCAGTCAGGTCTGAACTCTGTTGACAGCCTGATTCGTACAGCGTGGGAGAATGCTCAGATCAGCACTAACTTTGGTGGTCTTCGTGCATTGAGCGCAACTACTCTGGCGAGCTTCACTTCAAGTTCTGGCGCAGACCGTGCCGGTACGCTGAGTGCTGCACCTGATGCAACCTACGTCACTGCAAAGGACACAATGACCCAGTCTCTGGCTGTCACTGCGTTCCAAGCAAACATGGTTGTGAAGGCAGGCGAACTGGTGACGATTGCTAACGTCAACCGTCTGAACCAGTCAACCCGTCAAGCGATGGTCAGTGCTACTGGCACCAACGTAGCATGGACGGGTGTTGTAACTGCTGACGTAACTCTGGGCGCGTCTGGTGAAGGCACTCTAGTAGTGGCTGGCCCAGCGATCTACGAAGCCGGTGGTCAGTACAACACTGTAACTGCTGCACCTGCTAACGGTGCTGTGATTACAATCGTTTCTGCTACTGCGACTTTGTACCAACCGAACCTGTTCTACACTAAGCAGGCATTCGGATTGGGGACAGTGAAGCTGCCTAAGTTGTACTCGACTGACACAGTAGCGACTACCGAAGACGGTATGTCCATCCGTATCAGCAAGTACAGTGACGGTAACGCTAACTCGCAGTCAATCCGCTTCGACTTGCTCCCGGCATACGCTTGCTTTAACCCAAGCATGGCTGGACAGGGATTCGGAGTTGCTTGATATAAATCAATAGGTTAGCGTACTATTGATTGATGTAGTAGAATGTAAATGCGCCGGGGAATAATTACCCCCTTGAGTTTAGGCTTCCCACCTAAACAAAGGCGCATTAACTTAATCGGGAATCTTTGGGAGAGATGTCATGCCTATTCATATTGATCCAATATTGGTTAGAAAGTGTTTTGATTACAGCCCTGAAACTGGCGTTTTGACTAGAGTTTCAACGCTGGAGACAATGGGACGAAACCCAAAAGGAAAGCGCGTTCATGTAGCGCACGGCGGCAAAAAATATTACAAGCATGGCGTTTTTAAGTTAAACGTCTATGAGCACAGAATTATCTGGATATGGATGACCGGCGAGCAGCCGGACACAATAGACCATATCGACGGGGATGGCCTGAACAACAAGTGGTCAAACCTTAGAAGCGTGCAGCACTCTATAAACTTAAAGAATCAAAAGAAACACGTTACAAATACTTCTGGTTATGCCGGTGTTTCATACAGAAAAGACTCTGGCAAGTGGCGAGCTAGGCTGATGGTTGATGGAAAGTCTATTAACTTTGGCGCATTTCCCACACCTGAAGCTGCACATAATGCCAGGCTTCAAGCAGTTAGTGCTTATGGGTTTGATGATAATCACGGCAGGAGACTTACTTGATGGCTAAGAAAGACCCGCGATTAGAGAGAGTCGGCGTAGAAGGCTTCAACAAGCCAAAGCGCACTCCGAGCCATCCTACAAAATCCCATGTTGTCGTTGCCAAAGTAGGCGACGAGATCAAAACGATCCGTTTCGGCCAGCAAGGTGTCAGCGGCTCTCCGGCAACAAAGGGCGAGTCTGAATCAGACCGCAAGCGCAGAGCGTCATTTATGGCGCGGCATAAACAAAACATCGACAAAGGCAAAATGTCGGCGGCTTTCTGGGCTGCAAAGGAGAAATGGTGATTACAAGCATTTGGATTAAGCCAAGTGGTGTAGAAGTCAAAGTGGACAGCAGCAGTTACGAAGCTGCTGCAAGTCTTGGCTGGAAGCCTAAAGATCAAGAGCCGGTAGTTGAAGCAAAGAAACGTGGTCGTCCAGCCAAATCTCAAGAGGCATAAGAAATGGCAACAGTTGCCCAAGTAGCTAAGGCTTCACTGCAAGCGATTCTGGTACAAGCGTCAGAGGCTCCTCTGGAAGCTGACGAGTATCAGGATTTTATCTTTGCAATGAACAACTATATGTCCTCTCTCGCAGCTAAGGGCATCAATCTTGGGTACACAGCAGTAACAGGGCTGGCCGACGAGGTGACTATTCCTCCTGGCGCTTTGACTGGCTTAATCGCTAACATGGCGTTCCAGTCTGTTCCTTATTACGGTGGCGTGGTAACAGCAGAGCTTGCTGCAACAGCGCGTGAAGGAATGCAGGCCATGCGTCAACTAGGGCAGTACATAACGCCCACAAGTCTTCCATCTACCTTGCCTGTCGGAAGTGGAAATGAGGACAATCAGTTTGGCAATGGACTGCATTTTTATCCTGAAAACGAACCATTGGTGGCAACAGAAATTAGCGGCGGGATTGCACTGGAGATAAACACAAATGGTTGAGCGAACGTATGGTGTAAGGCAGTCCGACTTCGAGGCGTTAACTACCATAACGCCAGGCTCCTACTTCGGGTTCTTCTACAACGGCTACAACTACAAGATCACTTACGCTAACTTCATTTCAGGGTTAGGTGTGACTGGCACGATTGTTCAGGATGGCGCTGTTAGCGGCACTCCTGTCTTGGATGTATCGGGGACTGTTAACAATATCCGCAACCTTGAGAACGGCTCAGGTATTGCAGCCAGCGTCTCAGCAGAGAACGGAATTACTTTAGCGCACAACTTTACTGTTAACTCGACCGGCTCTCCGCTGATGCTGAACACCACAGCACTCAGCCCTACATTTGTTTCAATTGTTGCAGGAACAGGAATTACCCTGACAGCGGCAAGCAGCACGATCACCCTAGACAGCACTCAAGCAGTGGCTCAGGTGCGTGGTCAGGTGTATATGCAGGGTAACGCAACTGCCACTGTAATCGCGTCCACTGCTACTCCTGTTCTGGTTGCTGGAACGTGGACTGTTGATCTGTCTACTAACGCGACTTGCACAACAGCAGGTCGGATTACTTACACAGGCACAACGACTCAGATTCTCACAATCAACGCAGCATTAAGCCTTGATCCAGCCAGTGGTTCTAACCAAAACATTCAGGTCTATCTGTACAAGAACGGCTCTGCAATTGCTGGCTCAAGAATCGAATCAAAGATAAACAATGCAGAACACTTAGCAGTTCCGCTGGTGTATCAAATCTCGATGGCGACAAATG